TTTGAGTTGGAGTTAAATACAACTTTGCATGGAAATTTGAGGACTGCTGGTTGGCCTCCTTGGGGAGCAAGTTCAGACATTAGATATGGTAAGGAAGTAAGAAGTTCATCTACTCATGCAAAAGGTCTTGTCTTTAGAGTCACTATCCCTGGAACAACTGGTTCAACAGAACCTTCATGGCCTGCTGACGTTGGCGGAACAGTTACAGATGGGACTGTGACATGGAAAGCAGTTTATCCAACATATTATTTTCATAATGGTACTTCTAGTAACACGATTAATAATAATTTTGTAGATATAAAATTTGGTGGTCAAGTCTATCAACAATTACCAATTAAAGCTGAAGGTTTTGAATATAAAGGAGGAAAAGGCTCTCTTCCTAGACCAACAATGATAGTCAGTAACTTGTTTAATACAATTACTGCAATTTTAAATGAAGTGAATATCACGACCACAGGTAATGATTTGGCAGGAGCAAAATTAACAAGAGTAAGAACTCTTGAACGCTTTGTTGATGCGGAAAGTTTTGGTACTGATGACTTCTTATCAGCAGAAGATGATGATGGAATCGCAATGGAAAATGACGACACATTCAACCCTGAAGAACTTGGAAATCCTTATCAAGTTCCAGATGCAACTCAAAAATTTCCTGATGAAGTTTATTTCGTTGATCGGAAAGTCAATGAAAATAAAGATGTAGTTGAATTTGAATTATGTAGTGCGCTTGATTTGGCTGGTGTACGTCTTCCGAAAAGACAATGCCTTCCTCAAGAGTTCCCAGGGATAGGCACATTTCATACATGAGTTGGAAAAATGATGCCTTATTAGCAGCAAAGGAAGCTGATCCTAATGAAGCCTGTGGTTTGCTGGTTGTGTTAAAAGGAAAAGAATATTATTGGGCTTGTAAAAACATTGCTGAAAGTCGATACGATCAATTTATTCTTGATCCAACAGACTATGCAGCCGCAGAGGACGCTGGGGAAATATTAGCTGTTGTCCACTCTCATCCCATAACTCCACCGACTCCTAGTCAAGCAGATATGGTTTCATGTGAATCGAGTGGTTTACCTTGGCATATCGTTAATCCAAGAACAGAACAATGGTATTACTTTGAACCGTCTGGATATGAAGCACCTCTTGAGGGTAGAACTTGGGTTTGGGGCGTTGCTGATTGCTGGACGTTAGTTAGAGATTTTCATTTGAAAAAAGGTACAGAATTAAGAGATTGGGAAAGACCTATTAATCCAGAAGATTTTAGATTGAATCCTATGTTTGATAATTGTTGGAAAGATACAGGATTTAGAGAGCTTGAACCAGAAGAAGAATTACAAGAAGGTGATTGTTTGTTGATGAATATTCGAGGTAAAGGTTTAAACCATATTGCGGTTTTCTTAGAAGGGAATGATATTTTGCATCATTTACAAGGAAGATTGTCGAGTCGTGACCAATTGGACGAATGGCTATTAAAGTGTATTGGTAGGAGGATAACTTTACGTCATGCTTAGGAAAGTCAAACTTTATGGAAAGCTTGCAAAATTTGTTGGGAAAAGGGTCTTAGAAGCAGATGTAAAAAATCCTGCTGAAGCCGTTCAATTCTTGATTGCTAACTGGCCTCAATTAGAGAAGCACATGGCTAAACAGTATTACAAAGTGGAGGCGGGGAGTAGTGCTTTAGCTTTAAATGAAATCACTTATCCTATTGGTTCGGAAGATATAAGTATTACTCCTGTTATCGCTGGGGCTGGAAACACAGGAAGGATTATTCTAGGCATTGCGTTGATTGCCACCGCAGTTGTCTTTGCCCCTGCTGCTACTCCTGGGATGAGTGTTTTAGCCGCAGGAGCTTTCAGTAGTACTGCTGCTTTTGTTGGTAAAATAGGTATCTTTTTAGCATTGTCTGGTGTCGCTGGATTATTGGCTGACACCCCAGACGTTCCAAAGTCAGAAGAAGATCCACAAAACTCCTTTAGTTTTAGTGGTATTCAGCAAGTAGCAAGAGCAGGAACGGCTGTACCTGTCTGTTACGGTGAAGCTTTTACAGGATCTGTTGTCATCTCAGCCGAAATTGATGTCTCTGAGCAAGTAACATGACAAAGATTATTGGTTCTGGTGGTGGTGGTAAAGGCGGCGGCGGCGGTGGTCGTACTCCTACTACTGATGCAGATACTCTTGATAGTAAAAGTTATGCAAATGTCTTAGATTTAATTTGCGAAGGCCCAATAGAAGGGTTAAAAGATGGATTGAAATCTGTTTATTTAAACAATACTCCTATTGAAAACAGTGATGGTAGTTATAACTTTTCAGATGTTTCTTATCAATTTAGAGAAGGTACATCTGATCAACTTAAAATTAATGGTTTTGATAAAGCAGCAACAACTGTTCCTGTTA